TTCGAAAGAGACCTAAACATAAATCCGTCTTACCATGTTTCTTACATGGGTTGACGAGTCGTGTTTTCGACTCTGAGACTGGATCGCTTTTGGCGCATCCAGACCCGATTGCCGTGAAGTTCATACGGCTTATCTGCTACAACGCTAAGAAAATCTTCCAAGTCTGCGATCCTGTGAGGGATCGTAAGGCGAAAGAGGCTTATGTTGCAGTAGACGACAGTCTCAGAAGACTGCCAAAGTTCTTGCAAGAGAAGACACAAACGCTTAACAACGTCTGTAAACGGTTTTTACCGTTTGTAGAAGCTGGATTCGTTCGTGCGATCGACGATGAGTCGGTCCTTCCTCGGCACGGACCAGGCGCCACTGCTGATAAGGCATGGGCGAATGGTAAGTACCGTGGTCGCTCCTTTTACAAGAGGTGGGATGATTTGTTGAGCTGGGAACATCTGTACGGTTTTTCAACCGTGCACCAGTCCAACAGAGAGGTTACGTTACCTAAGGACGAGCTACCTGTTAAGGTTGTCTCTGTCCCTAAGACAATGAAGACCTCACGCATTATCTGCGTTGAACCAACTGCTATGCAGTCAGCTCAACAGCTGACTGCTGCGCGATTGGTAAAGAGTCTTCGTTGGGCAGGTAGGCAGAAGAAGGTCTTCCCCAGTGGGAAGTCCTTGTATCATCATCTTAACTTTCATGACCAGACCTTCAATCAGAAGGCTGCTCTAAAAGGATCGATGGATGGTAGCCTAGCTACTATCGACCTCTCCGAGGCGTCTGACAGAGTTAGCGTAAAGCTAGTCTCTCTCATATTCCGACATAGTCCGATACTCTTGCGACACCTTTATGGGTTTCGTTCGACTCGTGCTATGATGCAAGATGGACGAATAATCCATCTTCGGAAGTACGCATCGATGGGTTCTGCATTAACCTTCCCAGTGGAAGCTCTTTGCTTTCTCATGATCTGCATCGCTGCAGTTTGTGATGAGCGTCGAGTTTTCAACAAGGTAGGCAGGCCTAAATCCCTTGAGGCATTCGAAAATGCCCGAAAGGACATACTAGTCTTTGGAGATGATATTATCGTCCCCTCAGACTGCATCGTTAAAGTGACTGAGTATCTGGAGGCCTTTGGCCTAAAGGTAAACTCGAAGAAAACCTTCTTTCAAGGAGGCTTCCGAGAGTCGTGTGGTATGGACTATTTCAACGGTGTCTTAGTGACACCTGTTTACTTACGTCAACACCCACCAAAGTCACTCCGTGATGCTACGAGCTTCGTTTCATGGGTTAGCATGGCGAACCGTTTCTATAAGAACGGTTATGCTATGACGGCTCATCGGATAGCTGACTATATCGATAAGATATATAAGCTTCCGACTGTCGCCGAAACGTGCTCAGGACTTGGTTGGCACTTTGACCGATTTGGAAGCGCACCGAAATGGAGATGGAATCGTAAGATTCAAGCTCCAGAACAGTACGTTACCACTTTGGTTTCAACCTCGAAGAGGTTCAGTGATGAACTCTTCGAAGAGGATAGGCTACTTTACTTCCAACTTAACCGCGGAAGTTCAGAGGCCTATTCTGGTGACCCAACAAAGTCACCGAAGAGAGGTTCTCTACGACTCCGCATCAGAAAGGTACTTCCATGGTAAATACCAAAGAAATGCTTCCTGATGAGTATTCACACTATGTCTTACGATATAGTATGATACAATCCGGATGCTCTGGCTATAACTTAGACGCTACCAAAGAGGGCTGGAGCGAGTTCATCGCTGCAGTTCTTCGTAATAGTGCCTATGAAATGGCCAACACCCTGATGGATGATTTG